GTTTAACGGAACTGTTACTGATGGTGATGGAAATTCTGTAAATAGTCCGTTTTCCGTAAACTCATTAACAACTTCTTCCGTAGCAAGCGGAGGAGCAGAGATTGAATCCATTTCCAACATCAAGTTTAACGCTCCTAAGTATTTTGGATCGCAGAATAGAGCAGTTACTTCTAATGATTACTCTGCTATTGTCCGTAAGATATATCCTGCTATTAGTGATATTATAGTATTTGGTGGTGAGGAGCAAGAACCTCCTGCATATGGTAAGGTATTTCTTTCTATCAAACCAACTGAAGCAGCATCATTATCATCATTCACTAAAAACCAGTTGACGACTGAACTTAAGAAGTATACAGTTGCTTCTATCAGACCAGAGTTTGTTGATCCTTCTATTCTTTATGTTGAAATGGATAGTACTATTTACTTTGATGGTACAAAAACTAAATTACTTACTACTGAAATTGCTTCTAAGGTTTCAACTGGTGTGGTTGAGTATTTGAAAACATCAGGAACAGAGAAGTTTAATGGTAAGTTTAGATATAGTAAGTTTGTTAGTGTTATAGATGGTGCAGATCGTGCTATAAATTCAAATGATACTTCAATTACTATGAGGAAGGACTTTGTTGCTCAGATTAATAGTTCTTCTTATTATGAAATATGTTATAAGAATGCATTTCTTAAAGATTGTGATAATCCTGTAATTTCATCTACTGGTATGACAGTATTTGAACATCCAAATTACACTGCATATCTAGAGGATAGAAATGGTAAATTGGTGCTATATAGACTAGACTCCATCACTGGTGATAAAATCCTATTGAATGATTCCGTGGGTGATGTTAATTATGATAAGGGTGAAATTCAAATTTATGACTTTACTATTTTGAAAGGTAGTTTCTCTGACAACCGTATTGAATTACGTGTCAAACCTGCCAATAAAGATATTGAAGTAAAGCGTGAGATGTATCTAGATGTAGATGTATCAAATAGTAAATTCGTTGCGTATAAAGAGTAGTGCCAAAAACTGCCAATAAAGTCTCATTTTTAATTGAGTCACAATTACCAGATTTCATCAACGAAGAGTATGAACTGTTTACTAAGTTTATACAAAAGTATTATGAGCAGAATGAAATTCAAGGTCAACCACTGGATATTATTAGTAATCTCCAGCAATATCGTGATATAGATTTTTACGAGAAGAATTTATTAAAGCAGTCCTCTACAACCACAACATATGTACAAGATGTAGATAAGAGTATTACTGTTGTTGATGCTTCTTCATTCCCTAAGAGTGGTGGTTATATTAAAATTGATGATGAGATCTGTTTCTATAAAAGTAGGACAGACACAGAGTTTTTAGAAGTAAGTCGTGGTGTAAGTGGTAATACAAAGATTGGTGATCTTTATGAAAAGAGCACATTTGTAACAACACAGGCAGACAATCATATATTAGGATCTACTGTACATAATATTAGTAATCTCTTCTTATATGCTTTAGTTAAGAGTTTTGAGAAGCAATACCTTAGTAATTTTCCAGAAGCGTATTTAAAAGGAGATATTGATAAGAGAACTCTTATTAAGAATATAACTTCTTTTTATAGAGCAAAAGGAACTGTTGATTCAGTTAAGTTCTTATTTAAATGTCTTATTGATAATGATCCTGAACCATCAATTTTATACCCAAGAGAACATACATTAAAACCATCAGATTCTACTTGGATTAATAATTATTCAATTAAAGCAAAAGTTCTTTCTGGTAATGTAAATGATTTAATTGGTAGAAAGATTACACAGACATCTGGTGATTATGCTTCTGCTGTTGTTGATAATGTACAATATGCTGGAAAGTATGACGGTGATGAATTATATGAGTTGATTCTGTCAGAATCTAGTGTTAATGGTGTATTTTCTGTTTCTACTAAAACAACATTAAGCAAATCTATAGATGCAACCCTTGGTGCTGGTGATAGAGTTAATGTTTTCTCCACAATGGGGTGGAAAAACAAAGGAAAATTTATTGTTGATAATGAAGTCTTTACATTTAGTGATAAAAATGTAAATCAATTCATTATTGAGTCTAGAGAAAGTAATGCTGTATATGGTGTTGGAGAAGTTGTAACATTTGGTTCTGATGTAAGTGGTAATGGTGTAGAACTATTGGTATATGGTGTTGTATATAATTTAGAAGTAGAGAATACAGTTCCTTATTCAAATACTGGAGATATTATTGATATCTCCAAATCAGGTTTCGTTACTGATGATATAAAGATATTTGATACACAGAATAATCTTAGATGGACTATTGGGGGAACTGCACCTGCTATTACTGATTTAAATTCTAATGTTTCTGCAATCTATGAAGATGATGATTCATATTATATTGCATCATCTGGATTTCCTTCACATGCTATTGGAGCACTACCTTCCGATGCAGCAGATCAAAAGCATTTAAAGATTGTTAGAAAGAAACCAATCTCTACAACTGAGGTATATGACACCAAGTATAGAGACATTGGTATTGCTACAAATGGTATTCCTTTTTTAAGTCAAAAGGATGATGATGTAATTTTTAATGGACCACTTAAAACTATTGATGTAAGTAAAAGAGGTAATGGTTATAAGAAACCACCTTTTGTTTTAATTGATGGAGTTGCTAATCAAGCAACAACAAAACTTGCTGGTGAAGTTGTTGAGTCTGTATCAATTCTTATAGCAGGTGGTTATACATCTGTTCCTACAATTGAAATATTGTCTGGTAGGAATGCACAAGTAACTCCTATTGTTACAAATGGTGAAATTACTAGTATTTCTATTGATAATGCTGGTGAGTACTATTCTTCACCACCAGAAGTTAGAATTTCTGATTTAGTAGGTAGAGGACAATTTGCTGTTTATACAACAGAAGTATCAAATAGTGGACAATTAACCAATCTAGTTAAGGTTAATGGTGGTAAGGGATATACTTCTGGTAATGTATTGATAGATATCATTCCTGTAGGATCAGGTGCTACTGCGACTGCTACTATTAAAGAGTGGAGAAAAGATAGATTTAAGAAGACATCTGTAGATTCTGAGAATGGTAGTTTCTTTTATAATTACGTTACTTCTAAAGGACAAGGATATGGTTATCTTGCATCCCCCACTACATTAAGGTCTGGTGATACTGGAGCACAACATTCACCTATTTTAGGTTTTGCATATGATGGTAACCCCATATATGGTCCTTATGGATATTCAAATCCCTTAGATGCTAGTCATAGTCTAATTGAAAGAATGACTAGTAGTTATATGCCAGTAACTGTTAGGAATGGTGGTCCTACTGAGTCCAGTTATCCAATTGGCACATTCATTCAAGATTGGGTCTATGTGCATGAAAGAGGATCATTAGATAAGAACAATGGACGTTATTGTGTTACACCCGAATTCCCATATGGAACATATGCGTATTTCGTCACAGTAGATGATACGAATGTACCTGTATATCCTTATATTATCGGTGAATCTTATTATTCTTTACCTGTTGATTCCAACTACAATTCTGCGTTAAATCAATATGATTTACCAGAAAAAGCAAGAAGATTAAGAACTTCTGATATTGAGAATAATGGTGATGGATCATCTCTTCTTATACAAGATGTAACAAGAGGTAGTATATCATCTGCTACTATAGAATCATCTTCTGATAAGTTTTCAGTTGGTTCTAAGTTAGTTATTGATGAGAGTGGTACTGGTGGTACTGGTGTAGATGCAGAGGTTGATTCTGTTAAAGGAAAATCAGTAGTCTCAATTGAGTCTCAAACTGATAAAGTATTATATCTGTCTTTGAGTGATACTGCTTATCTCTTTGATGGTGACAGAGTTACACAAGGGTCTGCAACAGGTCTTGTAGTTGGTAATGTATTCTCTGCTACCAACTTCCCTATTCGCTCTGTAACAGGCACGTGGAGTGCTTCTGGAACATTAACATCTGATACTAAAGTATTAACATTATTACTTGATAAGAATTCATCTTATACAAAGGGTGCTATTTTAGCATTAGGTGATGGTGTTGAACTTCCTGTTGCTAAAGGTGAGGTTTTAGAAACTACATCTTCACAAAATAGTGTTAAAGTAAAGGTAACACAGGAAGGATTTGTAATTTCGTCAACATTATTCATTTCTAGTTCTGATTTATTAAACACACCTGGTTCTAAAATAATTTCTATTAATTCTTTAAGTGAAAATTTAGATGTTAGAACAGTACAGGATAATGTTGCTCTACTTACAACAGGATCAAATCATGGTGTTGCTGAAGGAGAAAAAATAACAATTGATGTAAATCCTAATGATTCCACAACCACAACAACATTTAATGTAACATCTGCTGTTTATCAAGAAGTCACCGTTGAGATCCCTGTTGTAGCAACGGTTCTCAGCGATAGTGGAATTGGAAGATTTGAGATTTTAAATGGTGGTGCAGATTATACTCCAAATGAATATGTTGATATAGCATTATCAGGTGGAACAGGAAGTGGTGCAAAGGCAAAGATTATAGTTTCTAGTGCTGGTGTAGTTAATGAAATTACTATAACTGATAAAGGAACTGGTTATAAAAAATATGATATATTGACCGTAGGTAATTCTGATCTAGTAAAAACTAATGCAAATACAGCATCATTGAAAATAGAAGTAGATCATGCAGGTTTTGCTAAAGGGGAAACAGATCTTGTAGTTGCAAGTGCTCTTGGTTTTAGTGTTAATGATAAACTTGTTATTGGTACTGAGGTTGTAACAATAAAAAGTATTTCTAGTAATATTATTGAGGTTATTAGAGGAACTAAACCAGCAGATCATTTTGATGGAGCATCTATTACTTTACAGGATGCAGGATTCACTCTCAATAGTGGATATCATATTAATCAAGAAACTGCTGATGCATCTCAACCATATGTTGTATCATATGACACAGCAACACAAAAGGTGGTATTTAAGTATGGATATGGTGTTACTCCAACATATCTCACATTAAGTTCTGTATTTAAAGATCAAAGCACTCCTACTAATAGAGTTGTTAA